AAAGTGGTTGGCGTAACTGCTGGAACAGCAACAACGCTACTTGACGGATTTTACAACGGGACATTTGCAGTTGTTTCTGCTACGACGCTAACATTTACCTACACAATGTTAGGAACACCAAGCAATGCAACTGCTACTGGGTTCCCAATCACAGTTAGTCCAGACAGTTGGTACGGTAGCGCCAATCGCGTTGGTATGTTTGACCAGCAGAATGGATTCTTTTTTGAATTTGATGGTCAAACCCTTTATTGCGTAAAGCGTAGCAGTACACAACAGATTAGTGGGTCAATTGCGGTTAATGCTGCATCAAATTCAGTAACGGGGACCAACACCAAGTTTTCATCTCAGCTAAATCCCGGTGATTTTATTGTAATCCGTGGCATGTCGTACATTGTTCAAGCAATTACGTCCGACACCGCTATGAGAATTTATCCTGAATACAGAGGAACTACAAACGTTACTAATTGCACGGTTAGTAAAACTATTGATACTAGATACCCGCAAAGTTCGTGGAATATCGACAAGATGAACGGCACGGGTGCCAGTTTATTCAACGTTGACCTTACCAAAATGCAAATGTTCTACATGGACTTTTCATGGTACGGTGCTGGTTCAATACGTTATGGGTTTAAAAATAATCGCGGCGAAGTTATCTACTGTCATAGGGTTCCTAATAACAACCTGAATACAGAAGCGTACATGCGTAGCGGTAACTTGGTTGGGCGGTATGAAACCAATACGCTTCCACCGTCTGCATATTTGACTGCTACGCTGGCTCTTGGGGCTACCGCGTCGATGTCGGTGAACGATACTTCGGCTTTCCCTAGTTCTGGCATTGTAGTGGCCAATACGCCAGCAGACACTGGCGGTGTTATTGAGTACATCAGTTACACCAGCAAAACCGCAACTTCGTTAGTTGGCCTGACTCGCAACCTTCAAAACATCACAATTGCTGGTGCAGGAGCAGTTGCCGGGGGTTCTCCAACAGCTACAGCCTTTACATACAGCGCAACCGCGCCAATTAGGATTGAGCTATTTAGCCCACTTCAAGCTAGTACCGTCAGTCATTGGGGCAGTTCCGTCATTATGGATGGACGCTTTGATGACGATAAGTCTCTAGTGTTTGTGGGGGGTATGAATAGAACTCAAACCCTTTCCAACATTGGTCAAGACGTTGCGGTTCCTTTGATAAGTTTGAGAATTGCCCCAAGTGTTGATAATGGATTAACAGGCATTATTGGCGCTAGGGAAATTATCAATCGAATGCAGCTTGTTATGCGTTCACTCTCTACGTTTACAACAGGCACAGGCGTCACGTTCTTGATTAACTTGCGGCTAAATGGCCGGGTAAGCGCGGGGCAATTTTCGTCAGTTGGCGGGTCAAGTCTTGCACAACTTGCTGTTCATCCGGCTAACACAACAATCGTTGGCGGCGAGAACGTATTTGGTTTCTACTCTGCTTCAGGTGTTAACACAGAAGACTTGAACCAAGTTCGGGACTTAGGTACTTGTATTTTAGGGGGCGGCAACACTCTTACTTGCCCAACCACCTTTGCCAACTTGTATCCAGATGGCCCAGACATCATTACGATTACAGCCACCAACGTGACAACGGTTACTACAAACTCAATTCTGGCTCGTATTAGCTGGACTGAAGCGCAAGCCTAAAATGTCATCAAGAGTCAGTCTCCAAAACTTTGTCTCTACGTCAGAGCCTGTTGGAGTTACATTAGGAGATGAATGGTTCAATCCAGCAACCAACATTCTTTACAAAAGAATTGCATCAAGCGTTGGTGTTCAATGGGTTGCAATTGCAACGTTTACTGGGACTGAAACTCTAACCAACAAAACGCTCACCAACCCAACGGTCACGAACTACACCGAGTCTCGCTTTGTGGCTACGGTAACTGGTAATGCAATCACATTGTCTTTGGAAAACGGAACCTTTCAAACCATCACGACGATGGTTGGAGCCAACACAATTACGCTGCCTGCTCTTGGTGCCGGGAAGTCTTTGACGGTTCAAGTGTTTTATGCCTCAACTCCTTCGACACTGACATTTGCCACACCAGCCGGAACATTGAAATGGCCCGCAAATACAGTGCCAACACCTACGTTAACCAATGCAAAGTACGATTTCTATGCCTTTGTTTCTGACGGTACAAACTGGTACGGAATTCAATCGGCGGCCAACTTCTGATGTTTTCTACCAGTAAATTTTTTAGAACAGGTGGAGGCGCTGCTGCTCCTTCTCTTACAGTGGGAACCCAAGGCTCTAGTCCTTATATTGCAGCCTTTGCTTGGTCAGATATAACACAATTTGGCACTCAATACCCAAATCCGGGAAGTAATCCAGCCGGGCCTTGCACTTCTATAAACTATAGCCCTGCTGGGAATGCAATTGCACACACAACTTATCTTGACCCCCCATATGCAAAGGTGTTTGCATGGGCCAATGGATTTGGCACCAGATACGCAGACCCGGCAATTCAGTTAACAAACGGAACATATAATGCGTCATTTTCTCCTGATGGAAACTCACTTGCTTTTGCTTTTACGTCATCTCCTTGGGTAAATGTTTATGCGTGGTCTGCTCTTTCTGGTTTTGGAACTAAATATGCAAACCCGTCAACTTTATTAAATGGTAACGCTTTAGGAGTGTCATTTAATCGCGCCGGAACAGTAATTGCCGCATCGGGCCAAGGTACAATACCATATGTTTCTGCGTATCAGTGGTCTAATGGTTTTGGAACCAAATACGCGGACCCATCCACTCAACCTACAGGTCAATCAAATTGCGTGGCATTTAATCCTGCCGGAGACGCAATTGCAGCAGGACATTTTACTTCGCCGTTTATTAGTGCTTACCCTTTTTCTTTTTCTTCTGGTTTTGGCACCAAATACGCAAACCCAATAACACTACCACCAAATACGGTAAATGGTCTGTCATTTAACCCCGCTGGAAACGCGCTTGCATTGGCGCATGACAATACCCCATTTGTTTCTGCTTATCCTTGGTCGTCTGGTTTTGGAACCAAATACGCAAACCCAGCAGCCGTACCGGGCGCTAGAGCAACAGATGTGGCTTTTAATCCAGCCGGTACTTATTTAGCGGTTGCAACTGGAATAGCTCCTTGGGCAAATGTTTATGCTTGGTCTGTTAGTGGTTTTGGTACAGTATACCAAAAAGCAGGAATCCCCGGCACGGCTAATGGTATTGCATTTTCCCCGTAAAGCTCTCTCTCTCTTTAACTCATCCTAACTAAAAGAAACTTTCATGGTTACCAATCAAGAACATCTGAACAATCTCGTTGTCGCTGCATTCCATCGTGAGATGGAAATCTACCAGTACCAAATCAACGTCGACAACTACGCTGTGATGATTGCTGCACTGCCGCAGGAAAGCTGGCCGGATGACTTGGTGCAGTACAAAGAAGCTGCTATTGACAAGTTGCCTGAAAGCCTTGATGATGATGCTGTTCTTACAATTTCTGAGCATCAGTATCGGGACAGGATTCGCAACCTGTTGCGCACGGAAAGGGTAGAACAGAGCAAAGCTGTCCGAGTTCGTGATGCGCTCAAGGCACAGATTGGCGCAGATTATGATGCTCTTGTTGCCGCATACAAAGCAAGCCAGCAGCAAAATGCCTAGTAAATCCCCAGCACAGCACCGCTTAATGGAGGCTGTAGCGCACAGTCCCAAGTTTGCTAAGAAAGTTGGTGTTCCTACGTCTGTCGGTAAGGACTTTGCGGCGGCTGATGAGGCCAAGATGAAGGGTGGCGGCTTGTACGCCAATATTCACGCCAAGCAACAACGGATAGCAGAGGGTAGCGGCGAGAAGATGCGCAAGCCCGGTTCTCCGGGCGCACCGACAGCGCAAGCCTTCAAAGAATCTGCAAAGACCGCAAAGATGAAGGATGGCGGCCCAAGCCTAGCGATCGGACGCGGCGAGAAATTGTCTGCAGATCAGGGCGCAGGACTTACGGCAAAGGGCAGAGCAAAGTACAATAGCGAGACCGGATCCAATCTCAAGGCACCGCAACCCCAAGGGGGTTCAAGGCGTGATTCGTTCTGTGCCCGTATGGGTCCGGTAGCGGAAAAAAGTGAGAAGGGAAGCCGGTCTAGGGCCTCGATGCAGCGTTGGAACTGCCCGTCATGGTAGACGGTCATGGTGAGTAAATAATTGGTTTGCTTGTTCCCTGTAGGCATCGTAAGCCTCTTGTGCGGAATCAAAAAAACCAATTGTTGTTCTTTTTCTGTTGTGGCAAATCCTTGACATCCATTTGTTCATTTGTTTGTGCCAAGTGACTCCTCGATAGCCTGAAGAACTGTTTTTTGGTGCCGGTCTGTTTTGTTGATTTTGATTGTTTGTCGCAAGCCTTAAGTTTTCAAGCCTATTGTCAACCTTGTTTCCGTTTATGTGGTCAATATAAAAACCGTCTGGGATATGACCAAACAAATAAACCCAAATAATTCGATGTAATTTGTGTGTTTGAGAATTAAAAGTCATTACCTTGTAACCAGTTGAATGCAAACAACCGGCAACCTCTCCTTTGACCATGTTTGATCTTCCTTCTTTCCAAGTTACAATGCCTGTAAGTGAGTCATACTCAAGCATCGACTTCAATTCAGACTGGCTTGGCAACATGAGTTGTTCGTTGTATGGTAATGGAAGTTGTAGGTTACCACAAATTTTGGAGTGGTAAGTGGCATATTCAAATACAGTCGGCACAACGGTCATCAATGTTCAGCAGTTGATCGACCACGGCGCACGTCGGGCCGGTAAACTTGCCGAGGAACTCACGTCGGAGCAGGTAACGTCTGCCCGTGAGTCTTTGTTCTTTCTGTTGTCCAACCTAATCAACTTAGGGATCCAATATTGGGCAATCAACAAGAAAGTGTACGGCCTGAAGGCCAATCAATACGTCTACAACCTTCCTGTTGGCGGAAACGACGTATTGCAAGCCTTGTATCGCAAGATGTCGAGGCCGTCAGGCTCATACTCGTCAAGCGCCGGCGGGACAGTGGAGAACGCCTTTGATGGCAATATTGACACTATCTGCACTCAGACTACTGCTGGCGGCAACATTTCGGTTAACTACGGATCAACGAATCCAATTTATATTGGTTCTATCGGCGTTCTACCGGGCGCGTCTGGCACGTTCAACGTGGTATTTGAGTGCTCCTCCGATGGAAGCACATGGATCCCAATCTCAGCCCCGGGATCAACCGTCTGGGTTGATAACGAATGGCTCTGGTACGACATCGATCCGGGCTATACGGTTCCGTACTACCGGATCCGAGCAATCACTGGCACGTTGAGCCTGCGTGAGTTGTTCTTTGGGAATAATTCGACCGAGATCACAATGGCGCGGTTGAATCGGGATGACTACACCAACCTGCCAAATAAGAACTTCACGGCCAATCAGCCATTCCAATACTGGTTCAACCGGACGATTCCGCAGTCACAGATCACGTTGTGGCCAGTTCCAAGCGATCCGTTCGTCCAGATGACAGTCTGGTACTCGCGTCAGATTGACGATGTTGGTGCGCTTACGAATGAGTTGGAAGTTCCGCAGCGCTGGTACGAGGCAACGCTCATGATGCTGGCTCACCGCATGAGCTTAGAGTTGCCGGGTGTTGGAATGGATCGGATTCAGTACCTTGAGGCTCAGGCTGAGAAGTATCTGGGTCAGGCCGAGGCTGAAGAGCGCGATCGGTCGCCCATAACAATGGCTCCAAACATTTCGTGCTATACCAGATAGACATGGAACATTGCACCTACGCCCATTACAAACCCGATGGCACAATGTTTTACATTGGCAAGGGGTCTATCAAGAGGGCTTATAGTTCACAAGGGCGCAATGTTGTGTGGAATCGAACCGTTAAGAAATATGGCGGTTTTGAAGCAAAAATTCTTGTACAGTGGGATAACGAAGAAGACGCTTTCAGCCACGAAATTTTACTGATTGATTGTTTGAGAGAGTTGGGCGTTCCTCTTGTAAACATTTCAAGAGGTGGTCTTGGGTCAAAAGGTTTCAGGCATACAGCAGAGCACAAAGCAAATTTGTCTGAAAGAATGAAGGTAAGCAATCCAATGTCAGACCCCGCTGCCAGAGAAAGGCAGAGAGAGGCTTTGTTAGCTGCCATGAGACGGCCTGAAACTAGAGAAAAACAAAGCAAAGCAAGGCTTGGCATGAAACTCAGCGAGAGCCACGTTGAGTCTTTGAGAAACTGTCACCCAACCAAACCTTGTGTTATCAATGGCGTGACCTACAAGTCATTGATGGAAGCATCAAGGATTCTTGGCGTTAGACACGGTACAATCCATCGTTGGATCAGTCGTCCTGAGATCAAGCGCGGTCCTAAGTACAGCTACATTACTGAGTGTAGGTGGGCTGAGTAATGCCACGTTTCCTCGACACTCGTGGTTATGCTGATATTGCAATTGCGGTGTGCGACCGCTGCAAGATGAAGTACCCACACTCGGTGTTGCGGCCGGACCCCAACTTTCCGGGACTGCAGGTTTGCGATACCGGGTGTGCTGATCAGTTTGACCCGTATCGGTTACCCGCGAGGAAGACGGAGCGGATTACAATTAGGTTCCCGCGCCCTGACGTGAGCGTTGCCGCAAACGATGATTACCTAATGACCGAAGGCAGCAATCAGTTTCAGATTTCGTTGGAAGGCAACTCGCAAGTGCCTACGCTTAACGGCAATTTGGATACAATTGCGCCAAGTCCACCGAGCCAAGAGTAATGTCAGCACAAGTTACTATCACTCAACTACCCGCGGCTGCTGCTCTTACTGGCAACGAAACGGTGCCGATCGTCCAGAACGGGCAAACCGTAAGGACAACAACCAGTGCTATTGGGGCAACCGCTGGTGGGGTGACATCAATAGCGACCGGAACCGGATTGACTGGCGGCCCGATAACGACAACCGGGACTATTTCTTTAGCCAACACGGCAGTCACCGCCGGTAGTTACACTGCCGCCAACATCACGGTCAACGCTCAAGGCCAGATTACTACCGCGAGTAGCAACGCCTCGTTGGTGAGTTCATTCAGCGGTGGGACTACTGGATTGACTCCAGCATCTGCTACCACTGGAGCAATCGTTCTTGCAGGCGGGTTGAATGTGGATAGCGGGGGTTCTGGCGCGAGTACGCTTACGGGGTACTTGGTTGGAAACGGAACAAGTCCATTCACTGCTGTAGCTACGATCCCAAATGCCGGC